CCGTTATCTTTCGCTTCGGTCAGTGCCTCTTCTGCTTTCGCGTTGAATTTGCTGGTTGCATCTTCAATGCTGGCAGTGACTTTTTTCAGAATTTCGTTTACTTCAGACATAAAGGGTCCTTATTTGACTAACGCCGCAAGAGCGCTTTCAAGTGAATTGAGGGTTTCAGGTTTGATATCTTCGGCAGCGCCCGGCGTACCGTCGTTGGTGGTGACAGCGCCAGGCATGCCACCGGATAAGGCTTTAATGAGTTTTCTGCGCTCAGAGCGCGGGGTGTTGGTTTTAGCCAGCAGCGCATCAAGTTTGCGAAGCGCGGCCGCGGGTGATTCATCGCCATCACTGACCGCATCCGCAGAAAGCAGGCTGTCTGCCAGCCCCTTCGCCACAGCGTCACTGCCACCGATATAACTCTCGGCATCCATCAGTTTCTGAACAGCTGCCATATCAAGGCCGGAACGCGCCGCGTAGATGTCTGCCATAGCGTTATCGAAGGGCTCCAGAGACTGTGCCAGTTCCGCAAAGTCATGGCGGTTACCCATCGCGTAGACCCAGCAGTTGTGGATCATCAGGAAGGCACCACGACCGATCTGAATATCATCCCCGGCCATCGCAATGACTGAGGCGGCGCTGGCGGCAATACCGAGCACCTTCACCGTCACACGGCCTTCGTATTCTCGCAAAAGGTTGTAGATTGCCAGGCCTTCGAACATGTCACCGCCAGGGGAGTTGATATTGACCGTGACGTCGGCGCCATTCATCGCCCGTAGCGCACCGGCGATACGTTTGGCTGTTACGCCTTCACCCCAGTAGTCCTGCCCTATCACATCAAAAACAGAAATACTGTTGTCGTCAGTGGCCGCAGCTTTGATCCCGCCATCCCAGCGTTCCATGGCGGAGGGTAAAGTTTCACAGGTGACCCGCGCGCAGGGGCGACCCGCCGGTGCTGCCGGAAGTTGTTTTTTGCTCATCAGGAAAGTGCTCCTAAGCGGCCTGTTTCAGCGGAGATTGTTCAAAGGAAATGTCAGGGAATATGTGGTTATGCAGTTCTCTCAGGGCCAGAGCCTGAACAGCAGGATTGCTGCTTTCGAGATTTTTCAGTTGCGTCAGGTTGAGCTGAACGGTGTAAATGTCACCCCCTTCAATCGGTGGCATATTCTCAAGACGGCGCACGTCATTGCGGGACATCCACCCATTCTGGAGCGCGCTGGTATAGTAAGCAGCACGGCCCGCGCTGTCGGCACGCAGCAGTCCTTCTACGGAGAACTCCGCGAACACCTCATCATCGCTGTCCAGGAGGCACCGTCCAATTTCCTGTTCGATGTTAACCAGCAAAGGTCGCAGGGTGTGCGTCAGGAAAAGAAGGTTCATACCCTCCAGACTCGAAGCCCAGCTGCTCTGCTTTGTCGTATGCCCAACCATATAGGGCGGAACGCGGAACCAGCGGCAGATTTCCTCAATGCTGAATGAACGGCTTTCAAGAAGTTGCGCAGCCTCCGGGTTCATTGTGACGTTCTGGTAAGTTAATTTATTTTCCAGAACCATCAGCTTTCCGGCATTTTTTGAACCGATAAATGACTGAAGGTTCTGGCGCAGTCGATCGCGCTGCTCCTTCGTCAGTGCATTTTCAGAGGACAAAAATCCGGTGCTCTGAAGGCCATTCTCGAAAATTTTTGCTGCCGCTTCATCCACCGACATAGCAGCGCCAAATACATCAACGCCCGCCATCGTTGGCATCATCCCACAAACACCATCCAGCCCGAATCCGCGAATGTGCATCATGTTTTTAACTGGAATGATGCGTTCGTTTCCGTTTTCAGTGTATTTGTATTCCAGCGCTCCGGTAGTGAGACGTTTAACCACCATGTTCTGCGGCAACAAAGGCACCAGCGAAACCAGGCGGTTTGCGATGAACTTCTTCTCAATGAAGGCATTCCCGCGAAGACAAATACTGGCTACAACCATCAACATAAAGCGGGATGGCGTCATTTCTGAGTTAGGGCGACGGCACAGCACCGAATAGGCCGGGTGATCGGTCGCAGCCTTTCGAGACCCGTCAGGCTGGCGCACGTATATTTTCAGTGGGAGTGTTGAAATGGACTCACTCAACAGCCTGACACAAGCCCAGACAGCAGAGAGCTTTATCGCTTTATCAGCGGTAACAACCTTTCCGCTGCTACTGGTGCCATACCATTCACGCCAGAATTCACCTGTCGTGAGACTGATTGGTACTCCCAGCCAGTTTAACAGGGCGCTTTTTACACGCCCGGGTTGTTTATTCTTAGCCATCAGATACCCACTATGATCGGTTCGTCAAAAAATCCATCGACATCGCCCTCATCCCCAACATCCCCTTCAGATGCACCAATAGCCATAGCAGATGCCACTACGCCATCAATACGGCCGGTACTCTTTTTCTTGGCAAAGATCCGGTTTTCTTTCTGATCGGCTTCGGTTACTGCTGATGCAGCATTCCAGCGCAGGCAGGGATTGGTTTTGATGATGATGTCGCCGTCATCCAGCCGCTGTTCGAACAGCTCAATAGAGTGCGGCATCCATAACCCTGACTCCTGGGCTTTGTAGTACCCTTGCCCGTGAGGGATCAAAGGCACTGATACGCTGGCATCTTCCAGTTCAGGTTCAAGATATTTGATTCGATACTGGTCAAAGGCTATTGCCTTGATAAAAAACATCTGAGAAAGGTCAGCTATACGTTCAGCAACGAATCCGTACTTAACCGCTTTCCCTGGCGTGGTATGAATGTATCCATCCCGCTCCCACGCGTCATAAGGAACCCGATCCGTTTTAGCCCGATCAAGCAACGTGTCTTTCGGTGTCCAGAACTCCACCAGCAGTTTTCTTTTTTTCGGGAAAAACAGCGCCAGCGCGGTAAGGTCCCGGCTTCCAGAAAGGTCAAGGCCGCCATAACATTCCTCACCCTGCAATTCATGCAGGTCGAAGTCCTCTTCACATCCCATCCACACATCGCTGCTCATCCAGGGATTATCGGCGTCTACCCACTGACAGAAGTTGAGCCGGCGAACGATACTCTCTTTCGACGGCATGCCACGTGCCTGGGTGACCTGTTCCCTCAGATAACGGTCTGTGAAGGTGTGACCAAGCGAGGGGTTAGCTTTCTTCCAGCAGGTCTCGTCCTTAAACGGGTCCTCCCCTTCATCAAGCGAGCAAATGAACGAAAAGAAACTGTCATCCTCGATCGAACCTTCTGCTACCTTGCGCCCGTACTCGTGGTAGTCATAACAGACGCTGGTTTTATCGTGGCCGCTGTTGGTGATCATGAAAATCAGCGCCTGCCGACGTCCTTTCGTACCGGCGCGCATCATCTCAACGACCTGGTTGTTCTTATGCTCGTGAATCTCGTCAATCAGTGCACAATGCGGACGCGGACCTGACTGTCCATCATCAGAACTGATGGGTCTGAAGAAAGACCCCGTCTGAAGGAAAGCCAGGTTCCACTCCTTCCCGGCTCCGCCTGATTTATTAATCCGCTGCGCCAGCGCTGGTGACTGATCAACCATCGCCACCGCGTCCCTAAACAGGATCATGGCCTGGTCTTTTTTCGTAGCCGCGGCATAAACCTCAGCACGTGGTTCTTTATCAGCTGTCAGGCAATAGAGCCCTACTCCGCCAGCCAGTGGTGACTTCCCCGAACCTTTACCCGATTCGACATACACCATGCGAAAACGACGGTAGTTTTCAGAGTTTTTCCACCCAAATATCGAACCAACAATGAAACACTGCCAGGGCAGGAGGATAAAGGGATTACCTTCATGCTCGCCGCCGTTGAGCTTCAGCACTTTCGCGAAAAAGTCGATGGCGCGCTGAGCAGCTTCGGTATCCCAAAACAGCCCCCGGGCATGACATGATTCAAGGTCCTTAAGGTGTCGTTTACAGGCATTTCTTATATCCGGCCCGGCGATTTCCTTACCCGAAACTACATCCATGGCGTATCGCGTTGCGGGATCAACCGAAGAACTGGTTGAACGGGTCTTCTTCTTTTTCTCCACCATCCACTTTCACCTTCGTTCTGGCGGCCGGAGTGAGACCGAATTCAACCAGGTAGCTTTTAAATCGACGATCAGCGTCGGCAAGCATGGCAACCGCCGGGTTTGCTTTAATCAAAAAACCGCCCTCTGTCTGCACTGTGTACGTTCGCCCTTCATCGGCAATCGTCAGACGCAGTTGCAGAATGTCGGCGTAAATATCACAAAGACGTTCGAGCGCCAGCGTATCGGCAATGGTCAGAATTCCCATGCCGTCGAGTAGCACGGTTAGCTTTCCCCAGGCTACCTTTCCCCAGTCAGAGAGATGCTCGGGTGGACTCGGGATTTCTCGCGCCGGTGTGGGCTCTTTGTCGTTGAGTTTGCGTTTGCCCGGGTTGCCGGTTACCACTTTCAGGTGGGTCGGTTTCGGGCGTCGTCCTGCCATCGGAACCTCCCGGAAAAAAACTTTTCATTTCGCGGTTGTGCACAAAAAGGATGGGCGGCGGTCATTCAGGGTGACAGCCCTGAACTTTTACCCCGCCCTTCCCCTGCCCACTCACGAATGAGAAATGTTATCGTTTGAACCAGTGTGAAGAGCGCGAGGTAGAAGGATCAAGAGGAAGGCCGCTTTCATCACAGCCGATGATAGTGCCGCGCTTCTCCATCCTCTGCTTCGTTGAGTCATGATGCTGCTTGCACAGTCCCTGCCAGTTACTGCGGCTCCAGAAGAGCTTCTGGGCTTTGCTTATGGCATCCGCATCACCAGATCGAAGAGCCTCTTTCAGTTTATGCGGAATGATGTGGTCAACAACCGTTGCTGCTGCCACCCTTCCCTGATCCCGGCACATAACACAGAGAGGATGTGCGCGAAGGAACACCAGACGCTCTCTGTCCCATTTGCTGCCATAGATACGCGGTTCTTTATTCACGCCAGCCTCCACGCCCGGCGGCGTTCTGATCGTGGCGATGAGTCAGGGTGACGTTCAACAGGCTCACAATCAGCATGATCCACCAGCGAGTAACACGGATAAACTACAGCGCCGCCATAGGCATCTCCAACGGCATAATCGGCAGGCTTGCTGCTGTCCCATCGAGAAAGGACTCGTTCAATATGCTGAGGAGGTACGCTATAACAAACGCCGTGTATCAGCCGCGGCAGTGTGATGTAGTCAGCCTGAGTTTTATCAGCGACTATCAGTCGTTCAGCTATTTGCATTTGATATTGAGGTGGTCGACCAGTACCCAGGTAAAAACTCACCAGCGATTCTGGGAAGCGATTAAGCCAGCTCGTGACTGAAGTGAAGAACAAGCCCACTGGCATCGCATCATCTTCAACAACAACTACCCGGCAGGTTTGTTCTGATGCCCATTCAAGCGCGCGTCGGTGATTCCAGTTCGCGCCGTGGTCACCTTCATCGATAAGCAGGTGTGCGCCAATACTCATGGCCAACGCTTCAGCCTGTTGCCGCCTGGCGTGATGGCCAACAACGCAGAACTTAATATCTGTCAGCATCATTATGGGTAAACACCTTATTACGGGCTCGTCGTGCAACCTCAGCGGCTTCATGCTTGCAGTCAAAGTAACCAAGGTGATGACGGGTACCATGCTCTTTATAGTGAGCACACCATTTCTTCATATCCCGATTCCAAGTAACGCCACGAAATCCTGACGCAGAGGAGTGACGGTGCCTGTTTTCAGCGTTTTGCTTTGGTGTTGCTATTCGAAGATGTTTTGGGTTTACGCAAAGAGTGTTATGGCAGGTATGGTCAATCAAATATCCGTCTGGGATAGGTCCGTTGCAAAGTTCCCATGAAGCTCTGTGTGCAAGAATCATCTTTCCAGGCCCGCCAGCAGTAACTCCAGCTTTCAAATGCCCGTAAAATAAATACTTTCCACCGCCTATAGGACTCTTTCTCTTAGCCGCATTCCAGATCCAGCATTCATCTGGAGAAGCAACAACGACCTTTTCCCAGAATCTTTCACTGAAAGTTCTGGTCTTTTTCATATCAGCCTATTTGTGTTTAAACCAGGCGCATTCTTTGCCAATACCATCAGTCTTAAAAACTGTGTGGATGCGCGGGCCGGTGACAATGCGATCGCCAAAAGACTTAGCGACAATGCCAAAAGCGATCATATCCCCCACCGCGGCGCCTGCCTGTTCTTTCTTCCAGAAACGATAACTCTCGATCCGGTAGTAAAGACGGATGATGCCGTGGGCGAACGCCATTACATCAGCGCGGGTGCCACCCAGCAGACCAGCGTTAAGCATCACATCGCCGCGGTGCGCTTCAATGAATTCCTGATAGATACGCTCAGGATGATTCTGCTTTGCCCAGGTGTCGGCGTATGTCTTCGGTTCAGAACCGACGTAAATATTCCCGGGCTGCATTTCTTCCCACGGCGCGCGAAGCATTTCGACGTCGGTACCATCAGTACACCAGACGAACCGGTATTCAGGGTGATCGCGCAGATGCTGCCAGATGTGAAGCCAGCGACGGAAGTAGACATTCATCTTCACGTCAGGTACGAGATAAAGCTCAACATCTGCCGGGGCCGTCAGTAATTCATCCACCAGCGCAATACGTCCACAATTCCGAAGCGATGCCGCCCACCTGGTCAGCATGTCAGGAGAGGCGGTCATTTTCGTACCGCGCTGCGGGTCGGGCTGACTAGTCAGTAGCGTAGTGATAACCACGTCGCGCTGCTGGCGGTATTCAACGTAACCAGTAAATCCGGCATCACGCCGTTCGTTGTGGATCTTCACGTTACGTTCCACCAGCGCCTGTCGGTCGGGACGCGGTACCGAACGCTCTACGGCTTCATGCTCATCGAGAGAATGGATCAGCTTTTCTGAACCGACCACATCACCATAAGCCCACGTCGTGAGGCCAGCGTTATGAATCCGCAGGGCGAGGTCGCTGTGTTCGTACATGCCGCGACCGTAAACCGGATCGAAACCGCCAACCTTCTCGATAGCGCTGCGGTGGTAATACAGCATCACGCCGCGCTGCCCGGTGTAAGCGATGTGCTTATCATCCCGGTACATGACCGCCATATCCTTAAGCTTATTCGTCCCTGCCAGATCGAGAAACTGATAAGCCAGGTGTGGCTCGGGGGATTCGATGTAAGGCAGGTGCCAATTATCAGTGATGGGCCAGGCGTCATCGTCCCACAGGAAGAGATGCTCACACCCGGCGTCTATCAGCGCGGTTAAACTGGCGTTCTTCGAAGCAACAATGCCGAGTGATGTTTCATGGCGAAGCAGCTGCACGCCGTCAGGCACTACTGCGGCAGGTTTTGAACCATCATCGACAACCACCACCAGCGCTCCGGTGGGAAGATATTTCAAGTGGTGCTCAATGGCACTTTTTAAAACGTCGGCACGCTGATGTGTCGAAATGGCAATGCCGACCGGTAATGAAGAAGAGCCGACCGGAGCATAAGGGACATTATCAATAGTGACTTGCATTAAGTTTCCAAAAGAAAATTGATCTACTTACTTATCAGTAGATGTACATTAATTTTTTATCTAAAAGGAGCTGCTATGAACTTAGATACTCTTGAATACCTTCTGCGGGATGGTGAAGAAATCATCCGGGAATCTGCACGTGAAAATGGAGTAAACGAAGAAAGTGCAATTGGGGTTGCCAAAAAAGTTATAGGTGAACGGAGCGCTGTTGGCCTTATCGGAAAGCAACCCTACGTTTTTGAAAAAGCAATATTGCCACTAATTGAAAATGTTTCATGTATCGGTTGGTTCGACGAATACGATGGCGATAATGGTTCTAATTTTGATTGTAAGGCTCACATCGAAGAAGCACGACTAACTCACTGCTATCGTGAAGACCGTATGCTCTGCGAAAGCTGTGAGGAAGAGGAAGACTATCGCGCAGCAAGAAAAGCTGATTACATGCGAGAATAATAAGATCCTCTTACGGTCGTTATTTTTTTAATCCAAAACATTAATGGATATCCTCGTAAAGGGATAATCACTCTTTTATCCCTTAGTCAGGATAGCGCATGTCTAGCTCACCACTATTGTGGTTTGCTTTGGTTGGTCTCTGACAGTTGACCTGCCACGTTTTGTTATGCACCAGTATGTCTTTCTTCGTCTGACGGTCCAGAACATCGATGTCGTGGTTTGTCAGATAGATAATCCGAGACCAAAGACAGCCCGTATCAACCACCACCGGGGCGGGTGAAGTTTTCGCGCAGCTCGCGATCAACATCGTCATCAGGCATGCGGTTAACATTCTGCTGTACATTGCTGGCCTCTTTCGTTGCTTCTACCCGGCGTTCGGCTACTGCTTGAGTGGCGGCGGCCTTCTCTTCAGTGCGCTGCTGGTCTGCTTTCGCTTCCGCTTTGCTGGTGCCGCGGATATGGCCCAGGCCAAAAGCGCCTGCAATGGCGGAAATGACCAGTGCGGCCAGCCCTATTATCGTTTCGATACCCACATTCACCTCACACCAGAACGGATTTCGCCAGGTTAAACAGCGCGCGGCGTTTATCCAACCCGTTTCTGCCGCCATTGATAAGAAGCGTCACGCGCTCCACGTCGCCGGAATGAAGCAGGCAACCGCGAGACGAATAGAACCATGCAGCTGAGCGCGCGGCGTATTCATCCTGTTCAAGCAGCTCCGGATGGGTAACAAGGTCAAGTTTTAGAGCATGACCGCAGCTGCGATAGTTGCTGAGCCCAGTGATTTGCTTCAGGCCGCGACCGCGATATTTCCAGCCATCACCAGCGACCTGATTGCCAAGGTGTTCTTTTCCCCACTCACCACCGTATACCAGATTGGCGATCGCTTTCTGGTTTGCCGGTTGCATTGCCGTTCTGCCAAGTGCGGCGGCTTGCTGTTGAGTGATGCGGTGGCTGCCGAACGTTGGTACCAGGTTTTCAACCGCGTAATTCAGGTTCTCCACCAGTCGGGTAAATCTGGTGCTTTCATGCCCCATCTGGGCAATAAACATGGCCTGATCAAGCGGTGCGGTGATGCCGTATTCCTTCATAGCGGCGTCGATATGCGGAAACCAGCGCGCAGCTAACCCGGCGCTGATACCAGCCGCCCTCTGAAATTGTGTTTGGTTCATTAGTGCCTCAGACGATCAACCAGCCGCGCCATATTTCCACGAACCTTCAGGATGGCGGCGAAGATAAGAATGTTTGCGACCACCACCAGCCAGCTGGAATCACGATAAAGGCCGAAGATGAACTGCAAGGGGATCGCGGCGTAAACCAGCACGGTTATATACGCCAGGACAGAAATAAAGGGGCGATGCCGGGCGCCATGTCGCTGGTAAAACATCAGCACGATGACGATGGCCGCACAAATAAACGCATTAAAGACTGCTGACGGGTCAATTACCATTTACCCTCCCCCACGTAGCCGCGAGAAAAACTTGAACACGTTGTTCAGGTCCTGGTTGTTAAGATAAGTGAGGATTTTTATACACAGGGCAGACAGAATCACTGCACCCAGTGCATCCAGGGGTTTTTCATAGTGCGAAGCTGCATTTAGCAGTGAGCCAATAAGTCCCGCCCCAAGCACCCCAACGATAAACGACGTCAGGAAATATGCTGCCAGTCGGGCGCGGGACAGGTTTGTGGCTGTCGCGACGTAGAACACCGCACCACCAAACGCCCCGAACACCACACCAAAATCTGTATGAGTAAAGACGCCGTACAGGACTGAACCC